GGTATGTCTATTGGCGTATCTGAAGCAGGTTTGGTTCGTAGAGCCTATGTTTCAGCCGCTAATGTGGTCACTATCGTTACCTACAATCCAACAGCAGGTTCTGTTGATTTGGCTTCTACTAGCTTGCAACTAATGGTTGCTCGTCCAATCCCGTAAGCTAATCTAAAAGGGGGCTAACTACCCCCTTTTTTTTATGGAGTTTTTATGGCAACATTTAGATGTTTAGCAAGTGGTCAGACTGTTACTTTTGTACATCAGCATGATATTGACTCTATGAAGGGTCATGCAGGTTATGTCAGAATTGATGTAGAAGAAGCCTCTGAAACCTATGAAAAACCAGTAGTTTTAGCTCCTCCTACTACTGTCAAGAAGTTAGGTAGACCAAAGAAAGTCGCAAATGTCTGATATTGATCCAAGAGAGTTTGGCAGATTAGAAGCCCAAGTTCAGTCGCTTCAAACTGAAGTTCATGCTATGCGTGAAGACATTAAGGCTCTGTTAGAGATGGCAAACAAGTCTAAAGGTGGTATGTTTGTCGGGATGGCTATTGCCTCTGTTGTTGGTGGCATTATTTCGTTTATTGCGACTAAGGTAATACGATGAGCCTCTTATCTGGTGTTGTTTGTCCAATAGCTACTCAGGATATTCAGATCAATCTGAAGAACAGGAACAATGCGTTCAAGAAGTTTGGCTATGGCCCACCTAACCCAGATGAGCCTAATGATTTGTTCTGGCTAAAGAAAGCCAAGATGTATAACGCCCCTACAGATACTGTTAAAACAATGATCTGTGGGAATTGTGCTGCTTTCATTCAAACGCCCAAAATGATGGCTTGTATTGAAAGTGGATTAGAAAAAGATGAGGGTGAGAATGAGCTATCTTATGACAAGGATTTTGTTAAAGCGGCTGATCTCGGATATTGTGATCTATTTCAATTCACATGTGCTTCTGCCCGTACATGTGATGCGTGGAAAAGTGGCGGCCCTATTAAAAAGGAAAAAGCATGATGTATAGCAAATCACCCAAAATGACCAGTTCTAAGACATCTAAGAAGGCTAAAGGTATGCCTGTAACCATTATGATTGCTGTTGGTAAGCCTAAGTCTATGCCTGTCCGTGGTAGCCGCACTGCTACTAACATGATGAAAAAGACTGGTCGTAGCAAATGAAAAAGACTAAAACAGAAGCCAAAATCTCTAAAGTCTACAAAGAATTTAAGGCGGGAACGCTTAACTCTGGTAAAGGTGGCCCTATTGTCAAAAAGCCTTCACAGGCTCTTGCCATTGCTTTATCTCAAGCTCGAAAGGTCAAGAAATGAAACAAGGTCTGTACGCTAACATCAAAGCCAAACAAGATCGCATCAAGGCTGGTTCTAAGGAAAAGATGCGTAAGGTTGGCTCTAAAGGCGCTCCTACTGAGGCGGCATTTAAACAAGCAGCTAAGACTGCTAAAAAGAAATGAAATCCCCTGCTTGGCAAACTAAAGAAGGAAAAAACCCGAAAGGGGGCTTGAATGCCAAGGGTAGAGCATCTTATAATGCAGAAACTGGTGGCAATTTAAAAGCACCTGTAAAGTCGGGAGATAACCCTCGTAGGGCATCCTTTTTAGCACGAATGGGCAATATGCCTGGCGCTGAGATGAAAGATGGAAAGCCTACCCGACTTTTACTTTCTCTTAGAGCTTGGGGTGCATCGTCCAAGGAAGACGCTAAAGCAAAGGCTAAAGCGATCTCTAAGAGGAATAAGAAGTGAGACCAGTATCCGTTGGAGTTAGCCCTACAGCCGCTACGCTGACTACTGTTTATACAGTACCCACGGGATATTACGCCCTTTTTAATCTTCTATATGCTCATAATGCTAGTGGATCAACTAAGCACTTCACAGCACAATGGTATGACGCAAGTACTACTACTGTATTTGATATTCTTAAAGAATATAGTTTGACAGCTAAAGAGTATTTGAAGTTTGATGGCGGTGCATATATCGTATTAGAAGAGGGAGACCAAATTCGTGTTACTACAGAAAGTGGTAGTACATATACGATATTGGCAACATTTGAGCTTGAAGGAGCATCAAGAACATGACCTACTTACAACTAGTCAATGATGTATTGATACGCTTGCGTGAGACTACTGTTTCAACCGTAACAGAGAATGCTTATTCCACTTTGATTGGCAAGTTTGTCAATGATGCAAAGCGTCAGATCGAAGATTCTTATGGTTGGAATGTTCTTGGTCAAACAGTCACTATCACTACAACTGCGGGTACTTACATCTATTCGATGACAGGTGCTGGTCAGAAGTTCCAAGTGATGGATGCTTTGAACACAACAGCGAATGTTGGTTTGCAGAACATTAGTTTTGTGCAGATGAATCGCTTTCAGAACTTAGTCCCTGCGATTAGTGGCATCCCTGAATACTATGCTTTTGATGGTGTAGATGGCAATGGAGACACTAAAGTCGTTCTGTATGCTCGTCCTGATGGCGTATACAACATTCCATTTGCTTTGACTGTTCCACAAGCAACATTGTCTTCTGACAGCACAAATGTATTAGTTCCTGATACTTTGGTTGTCCAGAACGCTTATGCCAGAGCTTTGGTTGAGCGTGGTGAAGATGGTGGATTGAATTCCTCTGAAGCATATCAACTGTATCGTTCGATGCTTTCTGATTACATTGCTTTGGAAAGCACACGTTATCCTGAAAACCAAGAGTTTGTAGCAATATGAGCCAACAACTCCAAACAGTCAGTATCTCAGCACCAGGCTTCTTTGGCCTGAATACGCAAGATTCGCCATTAGACTTGGCTGCTGGATTTGCTTTGGTTGCAACAAACTGCGTCATTGACCAATATGGTCGTATTGGATCTCGTAAAGGTTGGGCAAGAGTTAACTCTTCCTCTGGAAACCTTGGTGCTAACGATGTTGGCGTTATCCATGAGTTAGTTCAGGCTGACGGAACTCTTACAGTTCTGTTTGCGGGTAACAACAAGTTATTCAAGTTAGATGGCTCAAATGCTGTTGTTGAATTGACCTATGGGGGGGGAGGCACTACTCCTACCATTACTGCGAGTAATTGGTCATGTGCCTCTTTGAATGGCATCACTTATTTCTTCCAAACAGGTCATGATCCATTGGTGTTTGACCCTGCTGTAAGCACAACAACTTATCGTAGAGTTAGTGAGAAGAGTGGTTATACAGGGACTGTTCCTTCTGCAAACATTGCCATCTCTGCATTTGGTCGTTTATGGGTTGCTGATACAACAACAGATAACGTGACTGTTTACTTCTCTGACCTATTAGCTGGTCATATTTGGAGTACTGGAACAGCGGGATCATTGAACATTGACCGTGTATGGCCTAATGGTGCTGATGAAATCACAGGTTTGGCTGCTCACAATGGTTTCTTGATTATCTTTGGTAAGCGCCAGATTCTGGTGTATGCAAATGCTACTACTCCTTCAACGATGTCTTTGAATGACACTGTAGGCGGTATTGGATGTATTGCAAGAGACTCTATCCAAAGTACTGGTAAGGATATTTTGTTCTTATCAAACTCTGGTGTTAGATCATTTGCCAGAACGATTATTGAGAAGTCTGCTCCATTGGGTGACTTGTCTAAGAACATTCGTAGTGACTTTATGTCAATTGTTAGTAGTGAAACACTAGCCAATATCAAGACTGTTTACTCTGAAAAAGAGGCTTTCTACTTATTGACATTGCCTACTGTTAAAGAGGTTTACTGCTTTGATACACGAGTCCAGTTGCAAGACGGCTCATTCCGTGTCACAAGTTGGGATTCTATTGAGCCAACAGCATTGTTATCACGCAGAAATGGTGATTTATTGATTGGCAAGAATGGTTATGTTGGTAAGTACAGCACTTATCAAGACCACAATACTGCTTACAGGATGCTGTATTACACCAATCATGCAGACCTTGGAAATGCAAATGTTACTTCATTATTGAAGCGACTCAAAGTAGTTGTTATTGGTGGCAGTAATCAGTACCTCACAATGAAATGGGGCTTTGATTTCAGCACAAACTATTTATCTGCTAATGCTCTTATTCCCGCTCAAGGTGTTTATGAATATGGCATTGCTGAATACAATGTCGCAGAGTATTCAAGTGGCGTTGCTTTGCAAACATTAAGTATTTCAGCAAGTGGTAGCGGTAAAATTGTTCAAACTGGATACGAAGCAAATATCAATGGTTCAGCGTTATCTATTCAACGCATTGAAATCCAATCTAAAGACGGGAAAATGTCATGAGTAACTATACACAAAGTACTAATTTTGCTACTAAAGACTCACTTCCTACTGGTGATCCGTTAAAGATTGTCAAGGGTACTGAGATCAACACAGAGTTTGTCAATATCTCTACTGCTATTGCAACTAAAGCAGATTTAACATCTCCTACATTTACTGGTTCTCCTGTTTTACCTACTGGCACTACAGCAGTAACGCAGAGCGCAGGTAATAACAGTACTTCTTTAGCAACGACTGCTTATACTGATGCGGCAATCACTGCTGTTAAAAGTGCTTTATTTCCTGTTGGCGCTATCTATACTGCTGTTGTATCAACAAACCCTGGAACATTATTGGGTTTTGGCACTTGGACAGCTTTTGGTGCAGGTCGAGTTCTTGTTGGATTTAACGCTAGTAATACTCTTTTTGATACTGCTGAAGAAACTGGCGGTAGTGCAGATGCTATTGTTGTTAGCCACACACATACAGCTTCTACTGGAAGCTCTGGAACTCATACACATCCATTGAATGGTGGAACAACTGGCGTTCAAGGTGAGTCTGGTGCAGGATTTGGTTATGGCGCTAGTAATGACAACACAGCAGTTAGAGTTACGGCAACTGATGCAGGTGGAAACCATACTCATACAGTAACCGTTGATTCAACTGGATCTTCAGGAACTAATGCCAACTATCCTCCATACATAACTGTTTATATGTGGAAACGGACAGCATGATTACTCATCACTTCAGCGATGGTCTGTATGCCAAAGAGACGCAGTTTAGTGCGGGTACAGCCATTCTGAAGCATACGCATGACTTTAGCCATTTGTCTATATTGGCAAAAGGTAAGGTAGCGGTGATGAAGGGTGATGATGTAGAAGTTATTGAAGCGCCAGCTTGCGTTGAGATTAAAGCGGGTTTGACGCATGGTGTTAAAGCGTTGACAGATTGTGTTTGGTTTTGTATTCACGCCACTGACGAGAAAGATCCGTCAAAAGTGGACGATATTTTGATTGGAGTTTAATATGCCATGGATTTCAGGTGGTCTTGCATTAGCGGGTGGTTTGTTTGGTGGTAATTCAGCCAAGAAAGCGGCTCAAGCTCAAGCTGATGCACAAGTAAAGGCGGCACAGATTGCGGCTGATGAAGCTCGTTTTAGACCAGTAGGCGTTACTACACGTTTTGGTCAGTCTCAGTTCCAGACCGATCCAACAACTGGTCGTGTAACAGGTGCTGGTTATACATTGACTCCTGAGATGAAGGCGATGCAAGACCGTTTCTTAGGTCTAGCAGGTCAAGGTCTGACGCAAGCAGAACAAGCACAACAACAGTTTGCTCCACTACAAGGTGCGGCTCAAGGTTTGTTTGGTCTTGGTCAACAGTACTTGGCTCAATCTCCTGAAGAGGCGGCACAGCAGTACATGGCTAGTCAACAGAATCTGTTAGCTCCTAGCCGTGAGCGTCAATATGGACAACTACAGAACCAATTGTTCCAAACTGGTCGTGGTGGTTTATCTGTTGGTGCTACTGGTGAGCAGTCCAAGAACCCACCAGGCAACCAACATATAAATAAACACCTTCAGAAACATATCAAACTGTTTCTGGTACTCATTCATCTACCACACCTTCTTGTGGTTGCACAGAAATCCATCAACTCATTGATGCCGATACCAACGAGAAGAATAACGAATGCTATCCCTCCAATAAGTGCCACCATCTCTATCTGTTCTTGTTCTTCTTGTTTCTGTTTTTTTTCCTGAGCTTTGAGTGCGCTAATCTCTCTAGCGTCTTCTAAATCCATCTCAGCCTGACGAGCCTTGATCTTGTTCCAGACATCAATCTTGCCTGTCTGCATAAACAACATCTTCAATTCTTCCTCAAACGCTCTGGCTTGCTCTAGTGCCATCTCAATCTGTAGAGCAGCACCCATGTTCGAGCCTTTTTTAGATTGCTTGGCCTGAAGCATTGCCTTAGTTGCTTGACTCTTAGCGTCAAACATCTTGCCTAGCATGGGCGCTAGAGAACCTAAATCATTGGCTACCTTACTAGCCTTCTTAACCATCGAAATGGCGCTCTGAAGGCCATTAAGTGCTGAAATTGGATCCAACATCATGCGACCTCCGTTGGCAAGTTGTAGTACTTAACTTCACCAGCTTTTCTCGCATCTATTGCATCATCTAAGTTTTTATAGCAGCCAAGCCATTTGTTTTTCTTGTT